ACTCTCGGTTGAAGAGCTAGCCCACTAGGAGATATCCAACCAGTTTTATTAGCTGATTGTTCATACAAAGTAGGTTGAAAGAAGATCTTACGAGCTACTTTCTCACCATCTTCAAAGCCACGATATAGAATAGAATTACCGTAACGATTTACAGATGTATAAAAGTTCATTATATAATTATATTACCAAATGGATAATAAGTCAACTGCTAATGTGGAATTCCTACAATTCTCATACGATCAGCAAGTCTCTCTGCTCGAGCTCCTACTTGTCTAGCCCATCTACTATCTAACATCTCATCTGCTGCAGCATCCCAATCTTCATTCATAACACCAGATTTCATTCCTTTAAATTTAGATAGTCTTGGATATCCAAGATTAAACATCATGTTTGCTATAATTTGTTGAACCTCTTCAGGTAATGAATCAAAATTATCATATAATTTATTACAATCTGATAGCACCCACTCTATATCAGATTCAAACGCTTGTTGAATTCTTTCTTCAGAAACTGGAGTACCCACAGGTAGTCCTTCTTCTGGATCGTCTTCTGTAATCAAATGTCCAATTCCAAATGTAGGATATCCTAAATGATCGTTGTATATCTCATTTACTATTCCCTCATCAATCTCAAGTTGTTTTCTTAATTTTACTAAATCCATATTATTCTCCTAATTTAATTATTTATAACTTCACATTCACATTTGTAACATATATCATTAGGACAGTTAGGGCATTCACTATCATAACAATGGCATTCGCATTTGCATTTTATACATTGTCTTTGTGGTCCTTGCATTTTACCCTCCTAAGTAAAAAGGAGCAAATTACTTTGCTCCTTGTATTTATTATTTACCGTTTATGAAGTCTACTTCATCTTCTGTGTATGGCCACATTACAGTTCTCCTAGTAGTTTTTTTAGTTTCTTTTTACTTTTACCTAATACTTTTGCTTTTGCTATAGCATCTTTATTAGAAGTATCATTACCTACTATTACTAATGCAATCATACCCATACCCTTATGAGGTGTACATTGATAAAGATAGATTCCAGGAATGTCAAATTTAAAAGAATACTCTTTATTCATTTTAGATTTTTTTGGTTTATCAAATCCATCAGGTCCAGCAATAAATTCTACATTGTGACCTTTTGAAGCTGGTAACCATGTAACAGTATCTCCTACTGCTACTTTAGCTACCTCATTTGAATACACCATTTTGTTACCATTGGCATCTTTGTTTAGCATGTCGATGCTAAGATCTGCAGCGTATACAGATGTGGCAAATAAACTTGCTGATGCGATAACAAATAATGCTTTAATGAATTTCATAATGTTCTCCAATTCTTCATTCCGTATAGTAATTGTTTCTGACGTCTTTCAAGATCACATAAATCTGTTGATCTTGAAAGATAGTCATGCTTCTGCGCTTCAAATGGATCAAAGCTAAAAAAGTTTAGAAAATATTTAAACATTCATGTACTCCCTTGTTTTTTGATTTAAAGCATGTAGAGCTTCATGATAAGTGTTGTATTCCCCTATTCTCCACAAATGGTCAGCAATATCTCTATTGGCTTGCATTTGTCTAGCGAATACTAAACTTTTTCCAAAACTTTTTAAATTTGTCCAAATTTTTTCAAGCAGACTCGTTGAGTAGTTCAGCACTATTGTTGTCATTTTTTCCCTCGTTAGAATTAATTTTAATTTTACGAGGACGCTTTTCTTCAGGTAGAATAACTTCCAATGTTATTGCTAATATTCCATCTGAAAGATCGGCTCCAGTTACTTCCGTATATTCGGACAGTCTGAATGACTTCTCGAACTTTCTTGCACTGATTCCTTTATGAACATAAAGGTCGTTTTCACGTCTCTTTGGTCGATTACCCTTTATAGTTAACACACCATCATTCACCTCAATCTCAATATGATCTTGAGTGAATCCAGCAACTGCCATTTCTACTTCATACTTAGTATCAGTATGCTTTACCACATTATGTGGTGGATAATGGTCATTTGCATGATTATGAATGTTTTCTAATTGATTAAAAAGATGATCGAAGCCTAAAAACGCACTTCTTGGGTATAAGAATTTTCCAGTCATTATTACCTCCTAGACTAGCAAGGTTGTTATATGGACCCGAACCATTCGGCATCCTATAGTATATATAATATTTTATTTTTATATTTCAACAGCACACATCAATAAATCGTTATTATTTTGTAATATTTTTATTTTGTGACTGCTCAAAAATTTTGTAAAATTATCTAGACTTCCACTCACAGGATCTCTTGGTCCATGAGATTCATCTTGATGATATTTGTTCCAATCAATAAACATTTTTCCATCTATTGATAATTGATTCTTCCATGTTTCAATACAGACATCTGGGTCATAACTATGATCAAATGCATTACTGTATAATATATCAAATTGTTTTATCCATTCTTTTTTTTCAATAGCAAAGTCATGATGTACTGTCATTTCAAACTGAGTAGCTGTTTCACTAATCTCTGTACCTATAACATATGCATCGGGATAATATAATTTAAATAATTTTTGTTCTCCACCACTTCTAGTTCCATGACATATAATTTTTTTTGCATTTAGCTTTACCGTTTTAATCCATTCAATATGATGTTTTGAATTAAACTCCCAATGAATTTTTTTCTTATTAGCTTTAGTCTGTTCACTAACATATTCATTATAATTTTTATATTTGTATACATTTAATGTCATTACCAAATAACCTCGTTGTTTTTTATTGTTGGTCTCATTGCACACATATATTCTATATTTACACTTACTCTCCACTCATCGTCTTCTTGTGGTAGTGGTCTATGTTCCATCCAATATGGAAAAATATATAGTATATTAGGTTTAGGGTGAACTATATGTTCAACATCTTGATATCTTAAATTTAATCCTCCTCCTTTTTTAGGAGGATCTATATAATATACTGCATTAATAGTTGAAGTGGTTACATGGCTGTGCCATACAGAATTCCATTGCTTATTAGTTTGTGCGTATATCCAAGTTTGTATTGGTCTTAATAACGGAGATACATTAAAAGTTTCATTAACAATTTTTAAAAATGCATTACTTATAATATTAGTATATTCATCATCATCATATAATGTGTTATATCCCTTACCATAATTATTGTAAATTTTATCGTGTTTATATTTTTCAACCATTTTATTCTTGTGACTTTTATTCAACTGTTCAAAGTCAAATGGTTTTGAAATTAAAAAAGAATCCATACGATCATCAAGAAAAACCATTAGAAAAACTTATCTATTAACTCTATAACTACTAAATATGTTCCGTAAGCAAACAAACAAAATATTGCAAACTTTAGTACTTTATTCATACTATCATCTGCCATTACTTCCCAATGAGGTCTTGGTTTTTTATTAAATAATCCCATAATATAATTCCTTCTATTTAGTTCTATACTCTATAATTATCCACATAATCAATAAAGGCAACCATACTATAGAGTATAATACATAGACGTACCAAGAATATGTATTATGTTGATTGAGTAGTTCTTCCCAATCCTCTGAGGTCATCTCTTCTGTTGACTTTAATTCCAGTTTTTTCATTATAAATTATTATTTATTACCAATATTGTATTTTGGACACAACTCCCATTATCTTTATCTTTGAATGAAATAATTTTTATTTGTCTTAAAGGAGCTAGAGGTTGTGATACAGCTTTATTTTGAATTGTAACTAATCCCCAATCACTCATTAATGTTGCAATTGTATTTCTTCTTGCTACATCATTTTCTTCTAAGTTAGATTTTTTTCCATCTAACAAAAAAAGTTCTTTAAAATGTACTATGAAATATCTACCTTGTTTATGTAAAATATGACAAGACTGATATAATTTGTTGTCTTTACGAGACGCCACACCAATTCTTGTTAGTGTTTCTCGAACCTTTAAAAAATCGTCAGGTTCATTTAATGTTACTTCTAACATCGAGGAAGGTGTCCACTCGATTATATTATTTTCTTCCACCTTTATTAACCTTCTTTTTTAATATATCAATTTGTTGTTTTGTGAGAAGGGATAAGGCTTGTTTTGCTTTTTCATTATTGTATCCATAAACTTCCTTAATTACTTCCACATCACTAACGCTTTCTGGTTTTAACCATTTTGAAAAACGTCTTTTCTTTCGTATCATATTTATAAGAAAATCAAATTGTAGTTTACTATCTATATGATGATTAATATTCATTTCATTTGCAAATATTACTGTATCATTAAAATAACTTAATGATCTATTAACCATAAAACTATTGTATTGATCTTCTGTTATATCATCTTGTATAAGATTTTTTTTAGAATAATTTATTGCTGTTACAAATTCAAAGGGATTCATCACCAAATACCGTATTGTGTGTATTATTTACTTTAACAAATGTTGCACATTTTGACAACGATTTTATTTTATTAGCTCCAACATATGTACAAGCAGACCTAATACCAGACAAAATATCAATAAGTGTTTCCTTTACAGGTCCTCTATAAGGAACCTCAACTGTCTTACCTTCTACTCCTCTGTATTCTCTATGAGGTACATTATGTCTTGACATTGCAGATTCAGATGCCATTCCATAAAATATCATTTTATTATCTTTTATCTTTCCATCACATTCATCATGTCCTGCTAACATTCCTCCAATCATAACAAAGTCTGCGCCAGCAGCAAATGCTTTTACTATATCTCCTGAATTAGTACAACCACCATCTGCAATAATATGTGCATTCATTCCATGAGCTGCATCTGCACATTCCATAACAGCAGATAACTGAGGATATCCAACTCCAGTTTTAATTCTTGTTGTACATACTGAACCTGGACCAACACCTACTTTAATTATGTCAGCTCCAGCTAGAATTAATTCTTGAGTCATATCTGCAGTAACAACATTACCAGCAACAATTGTTGATTCAGGACATCTTTGTCTTATATCCTTAACAGCATCAATAACACTAATAGTATATCCATTAGCAACATCAATACCTATCATATCCCATTTAACTTGATTAATAACTATAGAAGATACATCATCTAATCCACCCATCATACAGACATTAGATCCACGAAATGCTGTAACATCATTTTTAAGATAGTGTCGAGCTGGACAAGTAATCATGTCATATTCGGATAATACTTTATGCATTTCAGGTGTACCAACTGTATCCATATTTGCAGCCATAATTGGAATACCAGTCCACTCTTTTTTACTATGTATAAATTTATATGTCCTAGTCATATCAACATCATATCGTGATGTTAATGTAGATCTCTTTGGACGAATTAACACATCTGAATAGTCTAGTTTTGTGCCTTGTTCTATTCTCATACTTTATTACCTTTCAATTAAAACCATCCTAACTTTGTACCATTATGAGCTATAATAAAAAAACAAGCTGCAAGATGAGTAATGACCCATATTGTTCTAAGGATAGCAGCTATATCACTTTCATGATTATCTCCTATTTTACTACCAATAGTTTTAGCCCAAATTCTCCACATTTTACACAAACTCAACATTAGCCATAATCTCCGTCATACATGCAACTATGTTAAGTTCGTGATCTGCAACAAATGCATTCTTATATTGATAATCAGCTAATATTAATATAAGTTGAGGTATAGACTGAGGTTTTACTTTATCGTTCATATTATCATATAGTAATCTAAAAATAGCAGATGCATCTGTATCAATATTATTAACAACCCATGAACGCATCTTTTTAAAATCTTTATCTTTTAAATATTTAAATAACGAACTAATATTGGAGCTACTGTAATTAATAGTACTGCTTCCAACAGTACCTACCATAGAGTGTCTTTGTAACTCATTTAATATTCTTCTCCAATCAGGTGCATGTTTCATTATTAGATCAACTAAGACAGGTTTGTCATATTTGATTTCTTCTTTGTTTAATATAGATTCACAATGAATCATAAACTTTTCACATAGACTTACAAGATTAGATTTAGATGTATTAAATTCATATACACTACAGCGAGAATGTAATGGTTCAATTATTCTATTTTTGAAGTTACAAGTTAGAATAAAACGACAGTTGTTAGCAAACTCCTCAATGAACCCTCTGAGAGCTGGCTGTGTTGATTGTGGATTAAGATAATCTGCCTCATCGAGAATGACAACTTTATACCCTCCTTGTAAAGATACTGATGAAGCGAACTGTTTAATTTTAGTTCGCAATGTATCTATATTACCTTCTTCGGATCCATTAATTAAAATATAATCTACATTACATTCATTACATAATGCTTTAGCAACAGTAGTCTTACCTAAACCTGCAGTACCAGTGAAAAGCATATTAGGCAGCTCACCAGTATCTACAAGTTTCTGAAACACTTCTGTCAGATTATCAGATAAAATTATATCTTTAATCTTCTTAGGTCGATACTTTTCAACCCATAAAAAATTTTCCATTTACAAACTCCATAACAAAAATATATTATACAACGATTCAAGTAGTTTGTAAACTATTTATTTTTTCTTTGATTTATCTTCTTCTGTATCCATTTCTGCATCCATAGCAGCTTCTTGATCTAAGTTCTCACAAACTTGTACAATAGCTATACATTGATCACGAAGACTACCAATGGTAGAAAGTTCTTCACCTTTGAATGCTCCTCTTTGAGTCATTGCATCAATAACAGCAATAGTACTTCTTGAGGCTTTATTTGAAAGATCTTTTAATTCTTCATATTGTTGTGTCATATCATTTTTCTCCATATGTTGACGATTTTTCAAGAGCAATCCAATATTGAACATTATGTCCTTTATGAGTGAATTGCGATATTAATTTTTGTGAAATCTCAATATCATAATCACCTGGTAAGATTTTAAGATTCCCTATATTTAGAACAAAATTAAACTTCTTATTTTGATCAAACTCACCGTCAACATCTATAGAAAAAGTATTAGAAGTTACATTCTTACTATCAATTATTGATAAACTTAGAACATTATCTTTATTAGATATTGAAACTTCTTCATGTCCTAAAGCTGCAGCAGCTCGTTTTAATTTATTTAGTACACTATTAGTTAATACAAATTTAACATCTGTGTCAGGCATAGTAATATCTTTTTGAGATGTAGTTAATGTTTCTTCAGCAGAATAAAAATACTTTACTTTAGATCTACCTGTTGAATCTCCTATAGTAATATAATCCTCTTCAAACTTTAAGCGAGGTGCATCTACAAGAGATAAAACATTAATAAATTCGTTCAAATCATATATTCCAAAGTCTTTAGGAAAATCTTCTTGTACTGTTACAGAAGACAATACAGTTCTTGCTTCACTAATAGTTTTTAATTTATTACCTTTTTTTACTAATAAGTTTTGATTAATACCAGAAAAGTTTTTTAAGATCTGTACTGTATTATCACTAAGTTCCATTATACGCTCCATTATGTATCATTTTACTAAAGTTCTTTTCTTTCTTGAACTCAAGTCTATTATCAAACTTGCCATCTAATATTTCACCCTTATGTGATATGACAAATATATTTGTATCATCACCATGAGTATACAATATTTTTAACAAATTGTCAACTCCTTCATGATCTAATGATGAATCAAAAGTTTCATCAAGTATTAAAAGATTAGTTGCAATTGAGTTTTTCATTTTTGCAATTTGTCTCCAAGTAAACAATAAAGATAAATCTATTCTTTGTTTTTCTCCCTCAGAAAAAGAATCATATGTAAATTCATCTCTGTGTCTGGATTTTATAGTTTCATTAAAACTTTCATTTAAATTAAAATGGACAAAGAAATCTAATACCTGTAAATATTGATTAACTAATTTATTAATAACAGGTAAATATTGTTTTATAATTTTTGTCTTTATTCCAGTATCTCTTAACATTTCAGACATAACAGAATTGTAATTAGACTCTTCTGATAATCTAAACTTTTCTTTCAAAAGTTTTTCTTTCTCATCTAACATTGAATCTAAATCTTTTTTAGCACCATCTAAATCTGCTGATACGCCTTTGTTAAGATGCGATTGATATTCTTGTATTTGTTTAGTTAACGCTGTAATCTGTATATTGTTTTGACCGAGTTGAGATACTTTAGATCGTAACGATTCAAGTAAGCGTCCGGTCTCATTAATCTCCTTTTCCACTCCTTGGCCTTCTTCACCAATCTTCCTGAGCGAACTCTTGTAAGATCCTCTCTCTTCTTGGAGGCCTTCCAATACATTAGATTTATGGCTGTTTGAAAGGGCTTGGTCACA